GCTTGTGCCATGGGGCAGACGGCTCAAATCTTGCGCTCTTTATATCTTGAACCATTTGAAGCGGATTTCCGTCTTTGTCGGAGAGACGTCGCTGTTTTATGACAGCAGACCGCGCTAACGCAGCCAATTTGGTCGCCTCCCGATATCCCTCATCTGTGTCATAATTGCTGATTACAGATACGAGAGCAATCGGTTGCGTCCAGCGCTCCTGCAGCGTAGTGTAATTGTCGTCTGGGGTTGCAGTCTCACCGAAAACCCAAATACACGGTGTATATGGAGTTGGTTCAGACCGATCGCCCCGGATAATCTTCTTTACACCTGATAAGGTCTTCCCGGGAGCCCGTTCAGCCTCTAACTTCCGTATAACGGAATCCATGATGGCCTCGAAACTCTCATCCAGCGTACTCACACAATCTCCCCACTTTCTGCCTCACGAATTGCTCGCATTGCAAACTCTTCAAGCCTTTCTTCCGTAGCGCTGATGGAACGATCTACATACGGATTTGCCTTGGTTCCGGGATGGCGAACCCGATATACTGGATGATCTGCCCCTTCCCAGTAAAGCGCCCGTCGGTTAACCGGCTCAATGATGTGTGCCTGTGATCCTTCTTGGACAACCAAAGCGTATTCAACCGCTGTTGAGACAGCGTAGCTAATATGGCCACGCTTTTCCATTTCGAACGAGCCTGCCAGCCTTCCGTGATCAGTAGGAGCCTCCTTTTTGACGTTAGCCAACAGTTCTATGGCAGTTAGCTCAGCAGCACGTTCTACAGCAATCCTTCCGATATGCCCCAATTGTTCTAGCTGCTTTTCATCAAAGGAGATTGAAAAAGACTTGCCTTCACTCGGTGGGTTTGAATCCATCTTTAACTCCCCCCACTCGTATCATGGAGAAACGTGACCGGTGAGGGAACCGCATGAGATCGCGCCGTATTGCAGGCGTGAAAATCTCATCGCTAACCATACGGACGGTAAAATCGTCAACCCGGACGATAGGTGATTGAGCCCTGTGCTGCATCAGAGCAACCATATTTGCGCATATGCGCATGGCAATGTTGTGAATTCCTGCAGGTGTGTCCGTATCGTAGGTCTTTCCCCGATCTGCATCGATAAGGCTCTTAATTTGTACAAGCCACGATTCTAGAAGGCTTTCAAGAGCAGCGTCGCTATCACAGCGTAGCGCTTCGGGCCGAACGCCCGTATACGCAATAACTTCCTTGGCACTGCTGTAGAACGTTGTCATTCTGCTCGATACTCCTCATAGCGCTCTGGATGCCGCTGCCGGACATGAGCCGTCATCCCCCGCCGCGTAAGACAGGTATACGGACAGTACGGGCAAACGTAGCCTCCTTGTGGCTTATTTGCTTTACTGGAAGGTTCTACCACCTTCAGGTGAATGCATGCACGAACCTCCTTCAATCCGCTATTGCTCACCATTACGGCGGTAGTTGATGTGGGCGGGAAATTACGTCCCGCCCTGGTAACTATCTCTTTAGAGAGGTTAGTTACCTCAACGCGCCTCATCCCGGTCACCTTCACTGCTTCTGGTTCTGGATATCGAGGAACGCAACTGCCGCCGCGTTCGGGTTCTCGTAGCCAGCATCCGCCTCGATCGTGAGAACGAAGTCGGTCCGCCGGTTCCGGATATCCCGGTCGCGCTCGATCGTCACCTGATGGAACACGCCCCAGACCATGTTATCCGGGTGCTGGAGCATGCAAATCCTGCCGACACCGCCACTGAAGTCTGCCCCGCCTGCCGCCACGGTTGCCCGCTCGAACATCGGGACCTCGACGATCGGAATACCCTTGTACTTGAGCCCCTCGTGGCCGATCTGAGCCGCGTCACCAAGCGCCGTACCCCGCTTCCGTAGGACGTCGCGGTAGTCGTTCTCGACCTCGTACGGCACATAGAACCGCCATTCGGCCCTGTTCTGCAGGTACTGCTTGGGAAGCGCATCGAGAAGCGCCTCAAAGATGGCCTCTGGGTCATCTGGGTCGAATTCTGCGTTGTTCGCCGCGCCGTCAACGCCGTACACCCGGTTCGCAGCCCCGGTTGCCCACCCGTTCATGAGAGTAAGCAGCGGGTCTACTGCGTTATTTGCGTCGGAGAGGATGGCAAACTCCTCGAAATCACGACCGGCGGCCTCTCCGAAGAGATCCACGAGCGTGTTCTCGAAGTCGCCCCGCTCGATGTTCCGCCGGAGAGCACGGTCAGAAATCCCGGTCAGAGCCCGGAGTTCAACCGCCCGGAGCACCTGGGTACCGAAGACCGGTGCCACGGACGTTTCGGTGCCAACGGTGTCCTCAACCGCCCCGCTCAGACTATTCGCTGGCGGATTGGGTGCAACCGCCTGGCTGATCACCCTGCCGACGAAGCCGACCCGGTCGATATCGGTAATCTGGCTTTCCATGCGGATAAACCGCGCTTCAGGCAGAATCTTGGTCCGAATCTGCATCGCTCGCACGAAACGGTCGAACTTCTGTGGGACCAGAATCCCCTGACCGAGCGTGTCAACGCCCACGTTCTTGAGTGCAGAATCAAGTTTCTGCAGCAGTTCATCGTTTGAATACGTCATACTTACTCACCCCCGCCGCACGCGCCCAAAGGAGTCGCGCCTGGACTTCTCGCTGACATCCGGCGGCTGCACACCGTCCTGGCCCTGAATGGACTTACTGGAAGCACCCGCCTTGGAAACGCGCTGTTCTATTGCCTCAATTCTCTCAATAAGCGCCTTCTTGAACGCCTCTTCTGCTTCAGCTGCTTTCTTGGCTTCCTCGGCAGCAGCCTTCTCTTCGGCCTCCTTTGCCTCGGCAGCCTTCTGTGCAGCCTCTTCCTCTTCCTTGGTCTTTGCCGCCTTCATAGAGTCAATCTCGGCCTGCATGGCATCGATCTTCTCTTTCAGCGCCTCAACGACCTTGTTATCCTCGGTTCCCATGTTTACATCCTCTTCTCCCTCGTTGCTCTTGCCAGAACGCTCGTTCTCGGCAATGCCTGCAATTTCAGTTAGTGCTTCGATAGCCGCCTTGATTTTGGCGTAGTTCTTGTCAGAGATGGCCCTACCTGCTTTCCGGGCTTGGAAAGCCTCGGCAATGCGGGAAAGGATCCCTTCATCCTCTTCTTTCACCGATTTAAGCGCAAAGAACTTGGCTTTCGGCACAGCGGGTTCGTCCACCACGCTTACCGCCGCAGCGATCCAATCCTCACCCAGATCTCGCAAAAGCGTCCGTTTCAGGGCTACACTCTTCCCAGCAGCGTCTGAGAGCGCCTGACGCCGGATACCCATTACGCTGTATCCGGTCAGCTTTCCGCTAACAATCTGTTCCCAGGTGTTGTCGTCCTGAATCTTGGCCGCAAGAATCCACGTTCCCTCAGGAAGCACAACTTGGGCTCCGTTTATAGAAACAGTGCGGTTCATCGGCTGGATATAGGATTCCACTGGAACAGCGATGTTGTTCAAGGAATGTTGAAGATCTATGTTGCGATATCCGGCAAGCCATTCGTGTGCGGCCCGTTCTACGCGCTCTGGTGAAAGTACTTCTCCGTCACTGTCCGGTTCGCCCGGAACGAGCACAGCAGCATAGGCTATGCGCTTTGCATCGTCCTTATAAACGATCGGCCCAGTAATCTCGCACTCTTCCACCATGCTTTCCTCCTTACGACGAGACCGTAGTGAGGTTTGCGCTCTTCCAGTGGCTCACAGCGGTCGTAGATTCGTCAACAGACACATAAATCTTGCCTGCAGAGAAAGTTATGGCCCCTTTGGGTGCAGGCGTCCCATCTACGCCGCCGCTGAGCGCCGCTTCAGGTGCCAGCGTTACATTCGAGGTTCCCTCCGTAGCAGGCGTAAAGGCCCACTCGATCGCGTTGCCCACCACACCCTTGGTCTTTGCCGTAACGGTGACCACAGCACCGTCAACGGTCGCCGTCACCAGCGGGTGTGCAACCGTGCCCGTACTGTAGTTCGTTCCAGCCGTATCGCCTGCCATGATAGCCTTCTGGAGATTGGCCGCAGAAGCGGAGTTGTTCTCCCCGATCAGCACCTCGTAGAGTACTGCCTCATCACTATCCTCTGAAAGCGCCGTTTTCCAGGTGTAGGTGATGTCACCGATGGTAATTTCGTCCCCGTCCTGTGCATTGCCCACCGCCACGGTGATCGTGCCGTCTGCCGCTTCGGGCAGTGTGGGCGTAACTTCAGGAATAACGGGTGTACTTTCCATCGAAGCGATAGATGACTTGATAGCAGTCAGAATTGCCTCCAGCCGCCCGAGCCTGCCACCACCCTCACCGACACCAATCCCTTTCGGGATGATTATGTCGTCAGATCCCAATTGTGCACCTCCCTTGTCCATGTTTCAGGATTCGGGTGTTTAGAATCATTAATTAACATTTATACGAAACCTCTACCGTTTCTTTTGATTAAGGTAGTCTTATTCCATACTAGTATATATAATCTCTGCTGGAAGAAAAGAGGAAATTTTCAAGATACTGGTATAAGGTCTTCCTCATAAAAGAATTCTTGTGGTGGAGCAGTAAATCCTTCAGGCATGATAAACGGCACAAGCCGACACCGACAGTTGATCCATTCCTCAATCGGGCCGCTCATATCACCTGGATAGAGCAACCCGTTGCTAAACGGCTC